CGGAATGTCACCATTCCGGTAGGCGGATGTACGTCCGCGTATATGCGCCGAAAAGTCGACCGGGAAGTAGGTGCCGAGCTCCACACGAGCTCTCCTGTCCCACTCGAGAACCTGTTGAATTCTCGTGTGAGTGGACAAGACCCCCGTGCTAACACACGGCTTGGGCCACCTCTGCTTCCCCGGATTAATATCTTGTGGACGAACCTTCTTGAACCTACCTCCAGTAGCAAGATAGCACTGGTTAACGCACATGGAGACATATGCGGAAACCTCACTATTGGAAGTAAAGCCATCACGTTTCTGTTTGTCAACCTCGACAACCGCTTTGTCCTCCAAGCGGTGTCTAACAGGAACTTGAGTACGGCGATACAGTGCCCTGTCCGCGGGCACTGCAGGTACTTGAAGAGGTCGTATGAATTTCGTTGGGTCATGAGGGCCGTCGTGCTCCTCATTCTGGCACAGGTAAAGTTCCCAGACAGACCGGCGACACCAGGTAGGTACTCTAAGCCTACCTTTGCAAGGGTGTCCCAGTCCGCCCAGAGCTGCGGGAAGCTCTGGAGGTCTGTGCTTCTTGACAGCCAACCGCCGCTGTTGGTGGTAAATTGTCCTTGCACAGCGTGCAAGGCGGTTGAAAGAAGAAGCGTCTACAGAATGCTGACTCATGACCCCATTACCTTTCCTGACAAACTCCTTAAGAGAGGGAGGTCTAAAGGATTTAACTCCTACACCATCCTTGGTGGACAATGCATAAGCTTCGCAGAACACGAAGCCAATGTTAGACCGGTAAGACTTCCCCTCATGGAGCTCGCTTCCAATCCCGCGGGCCCGCGCGGAATAAGAAGAAACGTTATCGCGATGAGTCACGGCAGCCAGGTCATCACCACAAATGATCCTGGCTGGCCCAAGCTGGTCGCTCATCCAGTGGTTGAGGAGACTCAAGATCGAGAAGCTACAGGGCGTGCCCATAAGCGAACCTCGAGACTTGGGTATCTCCACACACCCCTCAACAACTACGTAACGTTTTCGGCACTTAGCTGCCTCGCTTTCAGTCATGTCGGACAGACGGTAGCGGACATAATGCGCATCCTTGCCAACTCCAAGAGACTCTTGGAGTTCATGGCACAGATAGGTGGGGAGACCTGCCTTTCTGAGGCCACTAATGACCGCAAGGATTGCATCATGACCAAACCCGTCCGTCGCACAAGTCAGATCTGCCGAAAGGAAGATCTTCGAAGCATGACGGAAGCCAGCAAGCCGCTGAAGAATGTCCTCTTCCGTATGCGGAGCATAAGGAAGTATCTGTGGGACATTAGCGAGCAGTACTGGCCAGAGAACCTGTCTTACAAGGTCACCTCTGGCGAAACAGTGCGCCGGCGGAATAGTAATGATCCTCGCCTTCATCCCGAGCTCAGCAATTACAGAGGCGTGATGCACAACTCTAGATCCCTGCGAATCGCGGAGGACCTTACAGGTTGCCGCTGCAAAGTTGCGTTCCGCACTTGCCACGGTGGGATAGAGGTGCATAGCGCCCTTACGTACCTTGCTGCTCAGTCTGAGCCCGAAGACATCGGCGATGTGACTGGTGCTAGGTCCGTGACCAGGACGAGGCATACCACCCCTAAGGGTGGTGTTAGATGCCATCATCCAGGCACCCCGCGATTGACTCGCGATGTAACCGGAATAACCACCAGCACGCCGATCTGCTTCGACCACAGCTGCAGACGATGTAGGCGAGGAAAACGAAATTTTATCTCGGAATTTACCCTTGAGCAGTGTGTAAACGTGATGCTTGATATCCTGGAGCAACTCAGGATGTGTCACGTGTCTACTCGACAGGGTTTGAACGTGTTTAGACATACTCTCTTTTCTAACCGAATCAGGGGCGCTAGGCAGAGCGCGGGCAAGCCTGGAGAAAGCCAGCTTACCTTTTACACTGAGACGGCGATCAAGCCAAAAGAGAATATGTTTAGGGAGATGAGAACCTGCTATGTGGCAGACTCTTCTCTTCTCG